GCCGGCAGACCGTCGGGGAGGCCCTCGCCTGCTTGGAGAGCGCCGGCATCCTCCGCATCACGCGTCGGCTGTGCAGGCGCCTCGTCACGCGGCTCAACCCGCGCACCGGGCAGTCCGAGACCTACATGGGGACGGTGCAGGACACGAGCCTCTACAGCTTCCACACGCCCGGCGCCTGGACCGACCATATGACGGCGCCGCCGCGCGGGGCCCGCTACCACTTCCCGGCGCCGCGGCAGCTTGCCCTGCTGCGCGCAGGCCTTCTCAGCTGGTCGGTACAGCCGAGTCTGGGGGATAGGCAGGTAACCACCCCACCCCCTCCACCATCAGGACCGCGACCGCTCACAGAGGCTATCGACGCCCTTCGGGCGTCAGTAGAGCGCGCTGCGCGCGCTGGTTTTCAAGGGAAGTGCGGCGCGTTGTAGGGGCATCGCCTCACACACACCGTCGGAGCCTAGCGTAAGGCGTCCTTTCAAGAGGAAGGGCGGGGCGGAGCCATATCCAGCGAACAGACAGGGTGAAATAGCCGACCAAAGAAAATCCCTATTGCACCTTGAGCGGCGCGCCGGCGCGCTCCAGCGTGTGGCCCACGATAACTCGGGGTCACACGTGGCGATCATCGCATCACAGGCAGTCGGCCGGTACGCTCGGGCCCGCGACGAGGTCACGGGCGGCGTGCCGCTCGACGAGTACACGGCGGCGTCGCTGGCCGACAACACCTGGCTGCAGGCCGAAACGACCGTCCGCCAGTGGAAGGACAAGTGTGCGAAGGCCGGCGTCGAGCCTCTCCCCGTCCGGCCGGACGTGCTCACAGAATGGGTGCTGGAGCTGGCGCGCATGGGGCGCCGGCTCTCCACGATCAAGACGCGGCTCGGGTGCCTCGGCACCTACTCCCGCATCCACGGCTACGTGCTCGAACGCAAACTCCTGACGAACATTCTCCGTGGCATCGCCAAGCGGCAGGGCCGGCCGGACCAGGCCGAGCCGCTCATGCTCGCCCAGATCCAGGACATCCTCGCCAGCCTGGACCGGGCGCGACCGGGCGACCTGCGCGATGGCGCCGCATTCGTCGGTTGGCCTGGCGCGCTGAGGAGCGCGGAGGTGGCGGCGCTCGACTGGCTGCGGCCCGCCCCGACCACGACGGCCCCAATGCCGGGTGGATCGAGCTGAAGCCCGAGGGCGCGGTGATCACGCTAACGCGCTCCAAGACGAGCCCGACCGAGCCCGTGACAATCGCCGTTCCGGCAGCATGGGCCGGCCAGTCACTGGATTGGGTCAAGCGCTGGGCGGCCTATGCCGAGTTGGCGCCAGGATCGCCCCTGCTCCGGCCCCTAACCCGCAGCGGTCGAGTGCTGCCGGATCGGCTGCAGGCGCCGGCGATAACGGCGATCGTTCGGCGGCACGTGCGCCACCACTTCCAGCGTCAGGGCCTCGACGCCGGCGCAGCGCTGGTCAAGGCCCGCGCCTACTCCAGCCACTCCATGCGCGCCGGCTTCCTGAGCAGCGCCGCCAAGGCTGGCACCGAGGAGTGGAAGCTGCGTGAGCGCGGGAGGCACGCAACGCCAGAGGTGGCGGCCGGCTACGTCCGTCTGCATGCCGACTGGACGACCAGCTACGGGGTCGAGCTATGAGCACCTCGAAGGACGCCCGTGCCTTCTCTGCAGTGAAGCTCGGTGACGGCCAGCCGCTGGTCCCGGACGATGCACAAGGGCAGGGGCCGGCCGCCGTCGTCGCCGCGGCCCTCAAGCGCCTCGGCGACCTGAAACGCCCTCGGGCGCAGGTGCTCCATCACCGCACGCCCGACCCTCCCTCCAAAGGGGACCGCAAGCCATGAGCACGGGATACGACGACATCAACGAGATCGTGCAGCGTGCCTTCCCCCAGGGCGCCGCCATCATCAGACATGAAGGTGGTGGCGGGCTCATGTACCGGGGTGCCCGCGATCTCATCCACAACGCCCAGCTCGCCGTCGAGATCCTCGGTCCACGAGGTGCGAAGGCACTCGCCAATGCCCTGCTCGCTGTCGGCCAGCGGCATGTAGCCGTGGCCGAGCGCATGCGAGAATTGGCTGCGGCCGGTGAGGCGAGTACGCCCGCAACAGCCCATTCGGGGGCCTCATACAACACTAAGGCGGAGACATGAGCGCACTCACCCCGAAAGAGGAGGCGTTCGCCCAGGCAGTAGCCGCCGGCGCCAAGCTCTCCGACGCCTACAGACAGACCCGCGACTGCTCGAAGATGCAGACGAGCACCATCAATGCCAACGCCAAGAAACTCGCCCGCAAGCCCGCCATTAAGGGGCGCATCGAGGAGCTGCAGCAACGGGAGTCTAAGGAGTCTCGGGAGTCACCCGACCTGGCGGAGGCAGTTGGCCCCTCTGGCCTCACCCCCAAGCAGGAGCGATTCTGCTGGCTATATGTCGAGAAATCCAGCGCTTCCGAGGCCTACCGGCTGGCCTACGATGTGGGGCCTGACACCAAGCCGGAGAGCATCCACCGCAGCGCCGCAGAACTCCTCGCCAACCCCAAGGTTACCTCAAGGATCGAGGCGATCCGCGCCGAGCTGCGCGAGCGCAGCGCCATCACCCTCGACCACCTCGTCGAGGCCCTCCGGCCCATCGCCTTCTCCGACATCCGCAAGGTGGTGAAGTGGGGCTCCGCCGTCCCCCTGAAGGACCCCGAGACCGGCGAGATCGTAGTCGTCCAGGACATCATCGTGCGCGACGATATCGACGACGCCGCGGCCGCGATGATCGCGAAAATCGTCCGTGGCAAGGACGGCAGCCTCCGGGTGGAGATGCACGACAAGCTCGCCGCCATTGAGAAGATCGCCAAGCTGCTCGGACTGCTCAAGGAGCACCACGAGGTCCAGGTGGAGGACATCACTCCCCGCCCGCAGGACCCCGGCCGGGAGGTCATATTGCAGAGCGTGGCCGCATTCATTGAGGCGGCTGACGCCTACGAGAAGAGGATCGAGGCCGACGAGGCCCAGCGCAACGGTGGGAAGGCATGACGCGCCCCCTGCGCGGCGAGCGCTACGCGCTGAACGCCACCCCCGCGATGATCGGCCTTATCGAGCGGCTGCGCGACTGCCGCTCGTTCGAGATCGTCCGGGAGGCCTACGAGCGCTTCGTGCCCCAGATGTCGCCATCGGAGATGGCGCTGCTGGGGTGCAACGACAGGTTCTTCCTGCTCACGGTGCTGTGCCGCCGGCCGGACATGAGCCATCCCTGGATCTTCCAACGATGCCGGGAGGTGGGGGCGGAGCCCGACGGCCGGCTGGACCTGTGGGCGCGCTACCACGGGAAGTCGTCCTGCATCACCTTCGCCGGCGTCATCCAGGAGGTCCTGTGCGACCCCGAGATCCGCGTCGCCATCTTCTCCAACACGAAGGAGCTGGCGCACCGCTTCGTCGATCAGATCAAGCAGGAGTTCGAGGACAACGCAAAGCTGATCCGCCTCTACCCGGACGTGCTCTGGCGCGACCCCAAGGAGCGCAAGCAGGCCCGCTCCTGGTCTGTGGGGGACGGCATCACCGTCAAACGCCAGGGCAACCCGCGCGAGGCGACCGTGGAGGGCCACGGCGTCATCGAGGCGCTGCCGACCGGAAAGCATTTCCCCTTGCTCGTCTACGACGACGTGATCAACGAGACGAACGTCACCAACCCCGACCAGGTCAAGAAGGCTACCCAGCGCATGGAGCTGTCCTTCTCGCTGGGCGTGGCCGAGGGCACGCGCAAGTGGTTCATCGGCACCCGGTATCACTTCGGCGACACCTACGCCTACATCATCGAGCACGAGATCGCGTCGCCGCGTATCTACGCGGCGACTCACGACGGCACGCTGCATGGCAAGCCCGTGTTCCTGCCGCAGGGCGAATGGGACCGCGTGAAGCGCGAGCAGCGCTCCCAGGTGGCGGCCCAGTTCCTGCAGAACCCGCTGGCCGGCGAGGAAAACATGTTCCTCACGCGCTGGCTCATCCCCTTCTGGCTGCGCCCCGCAGTGATGAACGTCTACATCCTGGTCGACCCCTCCAAGGGTCGGAATCGGACCTCCGATCGCACTGCCATGGCCGTCATCGGGATCGACAGGACCGAGAACAAGTACCTGCTCGACGGCTACTGCCACCGGATGCCGCTGTCGGAGCGCCAGCAGCGCCTTCGCGACCTGCACAAGCGGTGGTCGAAGATGCCCGGCGTGCAGCTCGTCGAGATCGGCTACGAGCACTACGGCATGCAGTCCGACCTCGAATACATCGAGGAGCGCCAGCGCATCGAGCGGTACTACTTCGCGGTCAAGGAGTTGAACTGGACCGGCGAGAGGCCCGGCGGGGAGTCGAAGAAGGCCCGCGTTGGCCGGCTGGAGCCGATGTTCCGGGAGGGCTCCTTCCTGGTGCCCGGCCGCGTCTGGCACCCGACGCTCGGCAACGCCGAGAACCATGCACGGTGGCACCTGGAAGAGGGCGAGGACTGGAAAGTCGAGCTGCAGAAGCTCGCCGACGAGACGGGCCTGACGCTCAACGTCCACCACTATCCGCCGGGCACGTCGAAGTGGAACAAGATCGAGCA